GTACATCACAACGCGCAGATTGGCAAAAATTAGTTCATTTTCATTTAATCCATCCGGATCCAAAACAAAATAATTTTTACACTGTAACTCAATTGGGAATTGATTTTGTTGAAGGTAGAAAAACGGCACCCGAACATGTTAAGGTTTACAACGGCAAATCTTATGGTTTTTCAATGAATCATTTAACAATCAAACAGGCGTTGCAAAATAAATTTGACATTGACGATTTGTTAAATTAAAAATGAATTTTAAATTTGTAGAAACACAACAAACACAACATGAAAAAAGATGCATATTATTTTGCGCATGACTACAATACAACAAATGATCCAAAAATACAATCATTTTTAGGAATTTATGGCGCGACAGGTTATGGGGTATTTTGGCGAATTATTGAAATGTTGCATGAAGATCAAAACCATAAATTGCCATTAAAAAAATATATTTTTAATGCAATAGGATTTCAATTAAAAGCGGATCCGGATTTGGTTTTGGAAATGGTTGAATATTTGACAGATGAATGCGAAATATTCAAAACAGAAAACCAATATTTTTGGAGTGAACGCGTATTAAATAACGTTCAAAAACGGGTGGACATATCAGAAAAACGATCATTAGCAGGAAAAAGAAGCGCGGAATTAAGGCAACAAAAATCAACAAGTGTTGAACAAAAGCCAACAAAAGAAATTAAACAAAAAGAAATTAAACAAAAAGAAAAAATTGATTTTGATGCATTGTTAAATTATTTCAATTCTGTATTTCAAAAAAATTGCCGTGTTTTTAGTGATAGTGTAAAATCTAAATATAGATCACGAATTAATGATGGTTACACACCAAAAGAAATTGCACAATCAATGGATACATGTAAAAATGATCAATTTCATAAAGACAACAATTTCAAATATTGTACATTAGAATATTTTAGCAGGGCAAAAACTTTGGATCAATACGCTTATTCAAAAAACAAACAAAATAACAAATACACACCCACAACATGACACACTCAATTGACGATTTGTACGGATATATTTTTATCCATAAAAAAGAAATAGCATATAATATTTTTAATAAAATAAATCCCGAATGGAATGTTTTGACAATTCATAAAGATTTTTATAGTGCAATAAAAGAATTAGTTCAAGACAATGCAGAAATTGACATGATCACAATTGTCGAAAAATTAAGACAAAGCAATAAATTTAAAAATGAATATGCATTAAGAATTTCGCAATGCACAAGCAATGCGCCATTTGTAAGGGTTGATTCACTTTTGAATGAAATTGAATATAAATTCAAATTGTCAAAATTGCAATTGTTAAATCAACAAATGTCAACAGAAATCAATGGTGGCAACACCTCTATTGATGCCGTAATTAAAAAATGTGATGAAATCAAAGACGTTTTAATTAATAACGAAATAGAAACATTTAACAATTATCAAACAATTGACAACGTAATAAATAAACATAACCTCGCAAAATCCGGACAATCTATTGGAATCAATTTAGGTTGGGAATGTTTACACAATAAAATTCTTTTGGAAAATGTGGATGTTATGATTTTAGGAGGCAGACCGGCAATGGGAAAAACGGCGTGGATGATAAGTGCTATAAAAAAAATGGCATTTGATCAAAATATAAAAATTGCCGTTTTTAGTTTGGAGATGAGCAATGAACAAATCATGCGCCGAATGTTATCAAATTTAACCGGCATAAATTCAAATAAAATAAAATTGGGTTATTGTAACAAATACGAATTATCGCAAATTGAAAAATGCAAAGAAAATCCAAAATGGGAAAATGTCACTTTCTTTGATGGTTCGCATTCTGTTATGGACATAACGCGTGAATTAACACAATTAAAAAACACATCCGGTGTCCAAATTTATATGGTGGATTATATACAAAAAATTATTCCAACAAAAAATGATAGCAGATACCAAGAGGTTACAAAAATTTCAAATGACATTAAACGTTTAACAATGGGTTTAAAAATACCATGCATAGCGTTGGCGCAATTGTCGCGTGACAGTAGTAAACAGGGCAAAAGACCAAGTTTGCCGGATCTTAAAGAATCGGGAGATTTGGAACAAGATGCAAGTGTTGTTGCGTTTTTACACCGCGCGGAATATTACGGCGAAACAGAAGATGAAAATGGAATAAGTACAGAGGGCAAAGGCGAATTTTTAATTGGCAAAAATCGCGAAGGATCAATTGGAGTTGAAAAAATGAATGTTGATTTTACAAAATCCGAATGGGTGGACATACCATTTAACGAAAATATTGAGCCAATAAAAGAAATATATGCCAAAAATAATACATGGCACCAAACAGACGAAAACCCGTTTTAATGAAACCAAAAACAAAAAAATGTAAAATTTGCAGTGATGAATTTGTGCCATACAAAACAACACAAAAAGTTTGCGGATGGAAATGTGCTTTACAATATGCAAGTGATAAAGCAAAAGCGGATGCAAAAAAAGAACATAATAAACGCAAAAAAAAATGGAATGAACAAGCAATGACACCAAGCCAATGGAAACAAAAATTGCAAAAAACATTTAATAAATTTATTAGAATCCGAGATTATCAAAAAGGTTGCGTAAGTTGTGAAACGTCTTTAATTGGTAAAAAATATGATGCCGGACATTTTTGGGCGTCAACTTATGAGGGAATACGGTTTAACGAATCTAATGTACATGCGCAATGTGTCCATTGTAACAGGCACAAAAGAGGGAATGCGCATGAATATAGATTGAGAATTACAAACCGAATCACGCCGGAACAATTAAAATGGTTGGATGACAACCGCAGAATTGAATTAAAATTAACTATACCAATGATCAAAGATTTGATTGACGAATACAAAAATAAAATTAAAGAATTGCAAAATGGAAATTGAAAACGTCACAAATGAAATTGAAAGAATTGTATTTTGGTATAATAGACTTCCGGTGGATTATACCGGAATCAATGAATTGATGTACAATAGAATTCAATTATCAACTTTGCTTTTTTATTATGGATCAGAATTAGGAAACGTGAGAAAGGAATGGAAACGCGCAGAGGCAACCGCCGAAATAATGCGCAGGAAAAAAACAATGGAATATATTGAACAAGGGCAACCAATTTCAAAAGCAAATGAATATGGCAAATTTTCAAGTTTGGATGAATATGGAATTGAAAAGCAATTTGATGGATATTATCATTCAATGCGTTTTGTATATGAATCAACAATGGAGGTTCTAAACACGATCAATCAAAATATTTCAAATCTTAAAAAAGAAAGTGAACACGCAAAAAAACATGTGTAAAAAAGTTTAATTTATAGTTGTTAATCTAAATTAAATTTGTATCTTTACATATAACATAAAACAACATAACATGAGTAAATTAAAACAAACAGAGATTCAAAAGCAAAAAGAAAAAATGATCAAAGATATTCAATGGAATATTGAATGGCATAAGAAAAAACTTAAAGCATGTGAATTAGAATTAGAAATCTTAACAAATAACAAATAATAACATGGAATCAACAAAAAAAACAAGGGTTAAAAAACAACCTTTATTTGATGAATTGGCGTCAATCAATGTCAATGGCAAAACAGAAAAAAGAAATAATTTTACTTATTTAAGTTGGGCGTGGGCGTGGTCAGAATTCAAAAGATTGTGTCCGGATGCGCATTTTGAAATTATCAAAGATTCGCATACAAATAAACTTTACACAGTTGATGAATTTGGCATAATGGTTCAAACACGGGTTACAACAAAAGATCAAACACATGAAATGTGGTTGCCTGTAATGGATCATTCAAACAATGCCATGAAAAATGTGCCATACGAAATTTCATTTAGATCCGGTAAAAAAATAACCGTACAACCGGCAACAATGATGGATATTAACAAAGCAATCATGCGGTGCCTTGTGAAAAATTTAGCAATTTTTGGATTAGGCATTTATATTTATGCCGGTGAAGATTTGCCGGATGGTTATGTAATGCCAAAACCAACAATTGACAAAACGCGGTTTGCAAGTGCATTGAAAGCAATTTGGAATGGTGATTTCACAGAGGATCAATTGTTAGAAAAATTTGATTTGACAAATGCGCAACAAAAAGAGTTGGATCAATCAATGACAAAATTAGAAAAACACATTGAAGAAATGACAAAACGAGTTGAGCAACCGGATGACGTAACACCAAAAAACAAAAAATCATGAGTAGTTTATTTGTAATCAAAAATGAAATGCAATTGGTGGTTAATCAATTAATTGAAAACGGCGGTGAATTAACGCCGGAATTAGAAAACGCGTTGCAAATCACAGAAACACAATTAAAAGAAAAAGCAACAAATTATGGTGCGGTCATTCGTTCAATGGAATATGACAAAACCGTAATTGATGCCGAAATTAAAAGATTGCAGGAATTAAAAAAAGGCAGATCAAACACAATTGACAGGTTAAAAACAACGTTAAGTGAAGCAATGCAACAATTTCAAATTAACGAAGTTGAAACGCCAACAATTAAAATTTCATTTAGAGAATCAAAAGCGGTTGAAATTTTGGATGAATCATTAATTGACAAAAAATACAAAACGCAAGTTGTAACAACAAAAGTGGACAAATTGCAATTAAGGAAGGATTTAAAAAACGGTGATGCGATAAAAGGCGCAAAATTAATAATCAATAACAATTTACAAATCAAATAAAAATGGGTGAAATAGCAGACATGATGAATGATGTTATGTTGGATCAATATTGCCGTTTAGATCAAACAACCCTAAAAACCAAAAAAAACCAAAATAACATGAGTGAACAAAGTGTTGTAATTAACGGAATGATTGAAAAAATATTTCCAACAGAAGTTAAAAGTGAAAAATTTCAAAAACGAGATATTATAATTAATACCGGTGGCGATTATCCACAACAAATCAAAATTCAATTTGTAAACGATCAATGCAGTTTGTTTGACAACATCAATGAAGGAGTTGACGTTGACGCGCATTGCAATATTCGTGGAAGATCATGGCAACCACCGGGAGGCGAAGAAGTGAAGTATTTTAACACAATACAAGGTTGGAAAATTGATGTGCATGGACAAAACAATAAAGATTTCAATAGTCAATCAATAACGACAGATCCAACAGTTTCAAAAGAACAAGTTATTCAAGACTTAAAAGATTTGAAAAACCCTAATGACAATGATTTACCATTTTAAAATTCACGGCATGGAAAAAAATAAACCAAAAAACAAAAAAATGACAAAAAAAGAAATTGAATTTTTTGCAGAAAAACCAATGAAAAAACCCGTAAAAAAACCGGTAAAAAAAACACCGGAAATAACAGTTGCGCAATTAAGAAACATTGATGAAGATTTAAGGAAAATAATTAATGATCACATTGATAAAAACCAAATGTCAATTCATGGATTTGCGAAAATGTGCGGAATACATCCAAATCAAATGTATATGTTTTTAAAAATGGATAGGGGTTTGAACATAACAACGGTTCAAAGAATAGGCGAAATTTTAATGAAATAATTTTTTTTTGCCGGGTGGTTTTGTGTAAAAATAAAACCACTTTTTTTTTGTCTTTTTGCTTTGTCAATACAAAGTTAATTTGTATATTTACATATATTAAAAACAAACAAACATGGACAAATTAAAAAACAGATTAGACAATTTTGAAACGGTTGTATTAATTAATGAAAGTACATTCGCAAAATTAACTTTCAAATATCAAAAATTAAGTGATGGCAATTACTATACTTTTGCAATGGGTGCAAATGGTGAAAATATTATTTATCAATCAAAAGTTTGGAGTAATTCTTTTAAAAACCGCGTCAACGCAATTTGCATTGATTTTGATGTTGAAACCGCAATTGTTGAATGTGACAAATGTGAAGGTGCCGGAAATTATGAAACAATGAATTGCCACAATCAATCAAATGAATGTTGCGGAGGTTGTTATATAAAAAAAGAATGTGACGAATGCGATACAAGCGGAAAAATTGAAATGGAAGTTTTTGAATTAATTGACATTGAATATGCATGATCAACAAACATTTGAAGAAATGCTAAATTATTTACGCGGTGTTAAAAATTGCCGTGTAAATGGTTTGGGGTGGCATATA